GTCCAACCCCTGCATACGGGGGCAAGGGTGGACATCGGCTTTGAGATGATGGAGCAAAGAAGGAAACAAATAAATGATGCCTTCCTAGTGACTTTATTTCAGATCCTCGTTGAAAGTCCAACTATGACTGCAACCGAGGTTTTGCAGCGCGCCCAGGAAAAGGGTGCATTGCTTGCCCCCACGATGGGACGCCAGCAATCTGAGACGCTAGGCCCCCTGATTAATCGGGAACTCAACATTTTGGCGGAACAGGGTGAGTTGCCGCTGCAACCGGAGATCCTTCTGGAGGCCGAGGGTGAATACGACATTGAATACGTCTCTCCCTTGAGCCGCGCCATGAAGGCCGAGGAGGGTATTGGGATCCTCCGCACCCTGGAGATGGTGCAGCCCTTGGCGGCTGTTGATCCCAGCGTCATGGACAACTTTGATTTTGACGCTATCACCCGTGTCCTGGCAGAAACCAACGGCGCGCCGCAAAAGATCTTGCGCCGCCAGGAGGACATTGACGCCAAGCGCCAAAGTGATCAGCAACGACAGGCGCTTGCCGCCGCTACCCAGGCCGCGCCGGGGCTGGCTGATGCTGCGGAGAGCGTTGCCAATATTGCCAATCAGGCGCAGCTGCCGCCGGGAGCATAAAAGTTGAACAAGGAGCAGGGGAAAGTACAAGCTGAGGTGATGCAAGCCTACCGGGACACGTTCTTACATACTCCCCAGGGCCAGATCATCCTCAATGACCTGATGAAGGTTTCTGGCCTTTTGAGCATAACGGGCATCAGGACCGAGGGTGAATTGCAGCATATGGAGGGAGCCAGGGACATGGTCCGCCGGATCCTGTCAATCCTGGCCCTCGATGAGGAGCAGCTTGCCATGATGGCGGCTGGAGACTTACACAAACAGCAAGAAGGAGAAGAGACAGATGGCTGAACAAGAAGGGTCCGTTGAGACGGGTAACCCGGAAGGTTCACAGGCTTGGGACACAGGCCTTGACGACTACCGGGAAACAATCGACGCAAAGGGCTGGAAAAGCGCGGGTGACGTTTTACAGTCATATCAGAATTTGGAAAAGGCTGTCGGGGCTGACAAGGTTGTGCTGCCGTCCGCTGATGACAACATCCTGGAATGGGATGGCTGGGAGAAGCTGGGAACCCCCCAGGACGCCGCTGACTACGCGATGGCTGCGCCGGATGGATTCGAGCATTATGACACCGGCCTGTCGGACAAGATGCGCCAGACGTTCCATGAGGCCAAACTGACACCGGCTCAGGCGCAGCATATCCATGACAAGTTTGTTGAGGGCATGATGGGCAATGTTGACACGGCTCAACATGCTGTCGCTGATCAGCAGGGCCAGTGGGAAACTGAGTTAAAAAAGGAATACGGCACTGCCTTTGATGAACGGATTGCTGCCGGGAAACGGGCGCTCCGGGAATACGGTGGTGATGAAATTGGTGCAGTCTTGGATCAGGCTGGCTTGGGTTCCAATCCCGTCATTGTCCGGGCGTTTGTCAACGCCGGTCTGGCAATGGGACACGGCCCTCAACTCAAGGACGCTGAGAGTTCCGGCCAGTTCGGCACGACACCAGATGCGGCCAAAGAACAGATTGCAGAGATTAGAGCCAACTCCGCGCTTTATGACGCCGGTCATGCGGAGTATAAGGTTCTCAATGAACGCCTCACACGCCTGACGCAACAGGCGTATCCTGAGGCTCCAGCTGGATAACCGAGAGGCCCAGCAATGACGGTGGCCGGAAGGCCGCGCCGGGTCCGGTAAAACGGGGAACCCTTCACCTTTAACTTTAACTGACGTAGGAGGACTGACAAAATGTCTGTCCAGATTACAACTGCGTTTGTTGAGCAATACAAGGGCAACGTCGAACATCTTGTCCAACAGAAGGGTTCGCGCCTCCGTAGCAATGTCTCCGTTGAGACTGTTACCGGCAAGAACGCTTTTTTTGAGCAAGTTGGCGTAACTTCTGCTCGCATTCGCACATCAAGGCATGCCGATACGCCCAGGATGGATACTCCCCATTCCAGGCGTCGGGTCAGCCTTGTTGACTACGACTGGGCTGATCTCATTGATGATGAAGATCGTGTCCGGATGCTGATCGATCCTTCTGGGCCTTATGCCGTTGCAGCAAGTTCTGCAATGGGTCGGGCCATCGATACAGCTATCATTGATGCCGCTGACGGTACCGCTTATACCGGCGTTGCCGGTGGCACCTCAACTTCCTTTACTGCCGCCAATACGGTTGATGTCCAAGTTGGGATCTCCCCAGCCGCAGACACCGGCCTGAATGTCGGCAAACTCCGCGCAGCCAAGCAGATTTTGGATGCAAACGAGGCAGAAGATGAGGGGCGCACTTGCGTCATCAACGCTAAACAGCTTCAAAACCTGTTGGCGGAAACCGAAGTGACAAGCAGCGACTTCGCTGCCGTGAAAGCGTTAGTTCATGGTGAGGTCAACACTTTCCTCGGTTTCGATTTTGTGAGAACTGAGTTGCTTGAGACGGATTCCAACTCCGATGACAAGGTACTGTTTTGGCAAAACATGGGCATGAAATTGGCAATCGGCTCGGAGCCGCAAGTTAAGATTTCCGAGCGGTCTGACAAAAATTATGCCACTCAGGTCTTTGTTTCAATGTCCATCGGTGCGACCCGCATGCAAGAAGAGCTTGTCGGTTACATCGAATGCGACCCAACCTAAGGAGGGCTGAACAATGGCTGTAACTACTCAAAATTCAACTGAGTATGCCAATACTGTTGCCGTCCCGGTTGTCAACAACAACACCACCGAAGAGCATGGCCGGGTTCGGATAATGTTCTTCACTTGCCTTCAAGACGGCGCTGGCGATGCTACATCGTCGGTTGTCTTGGGCAAGCTGCCGCCGGGCAGGATTCGTGTGTTGGCGTCTCTTTCCAGAGCCTATGTCAACTGGACGACTTCCTCCGCGACATTGGATCTGGGTTGGGATGCTTATACGGCAATGGATGGATCGACGACTGCGGCTGATCCAGACGGCCTCATCAATGGACTCAGCGTCGATACGGTTGGTTTCCAGACTTTGGAAGGTGCCATTGCGGCCAACCTTCTAACTGGTGGAACCTATCTGTTCGAGTCCAAGGATGGTGTCAAGATCCGCGCCACCTCACAGGACACGGCTATCGCTACTGGCGATGACCTTGTCGGTTATCTGGCGTATGTCCTAGACTAAAGGAAGATGAGGGGGGCTAACGCCCCCCTCTTCTCTCTCTTGGGGGAAAAGAAAAATGCCGGTGAGAAAGGTAAGTGGCGGATACAAATGGGGCAGCAAGGGCAAAGTCTACCCAACCAAGGCCGGGGCGCTACGACAGGCCGGGGCCGCTTATGCGTCCGGATATGGGCGGTCTAAAAAGACGGCCCAAAAAAGTAGAAAGAAGCGTTAATACAGGTGATTAGCAATGGCGACAACATTTGTTGAGATAGCGAATCGAGCGATCACGTTCCTCGGTGGTGATGTCCTGACGGATTTGACCGACGACACCAAAGAAGGCCGCGCTATCAACAGGATCATCAACCAGACCAGAGATGCTTTGTTGCGCGATCATGCCTGGAATTTCTCTATAAAGAGGGTGTCCATTGCAGCGAATACGACTTCTCCAGTTTGGGAGTACACCAACGCCTATGATTGGCCGTCGGATTGCCTCCGGATTATTGAGGTTGATACCCTGGAGGAATGGGCCGTGGAGGGGCGTCAGATCGTGACTGATGCGGCTGCGCCGCTGTTGATCGCATACGTTCATCGAGTAACTGACGCCAACCTGTTCGACACCAAATTCATAGAGGCATTCGCTCTGCGCCTTGCCGCAGACATTGCATTTGACCTGACGGCGTCTGAGTCCACTGCCAGGGTTGCGGAAACCAAATTCACCGTCTTTATGAATGAGGCTAAAACAGTAGACGGGCAGGAGAGCCTTTCGGCCAATGAGCAATCATGGCTTGATGCGAGGGCTTAATGTCTCGTGTCTCAATAATCCAGACTAATTTTACGGCTGGGGAATTATCAACAAAGCTGCATGGCCGTGTTGATATCACAAAATACGCCAACGGAGCCGATACGCTTGAGAACGTCATCGTGCAGCCTCATGGCGGCGTCACGCGCCGCCCCGGCACCCGTTTCATAAAAGAGGTCAAGACCAGCAGCGCCAAAACCCGGATTGTAAATTTTGAGTTCTCAACCACCCAGGCCTATATCATCGAGTTCGGCAATCTCTATATGAGATTTTACAAGGATCAGGGCGCAATCCTTGAGGCAACAAAAACGATCTCCGGCGCAACCGCCGCCAACCCTGTTGTTATTACTGCGAGCAGCCACGGTTACAGCAATGGTGATGAGGTTTACATCACTGGCGTAGTGGGCATGACGGAATTGAACGGCAAGTATTATTTAATCAAAAACAAGACAACCAATACATTTGAATTGACTGATGTTGATAGCACAAACATCAACGGCTCGGCCTTTACGGCTTACTCATCCGCCGGGACAGCGGCGCGGGTTTATACGGTCACAACAACTTTTCTAACGGCGGATCTGTTTGAGTTGCAGTTCGCTCAATCTGCTGACATCCTCTATGTCGCGCATACCAGCTATGCACCGAAAAAGATTTCCAGGACGGGTCACACTGCCTGGACAATCGTTGATATAACATTCCTGGACGGCCCCTATCAGACGGAGAACCTGGAAAGCACAACCCTGACATCAGCCGCAGCCACGGGAACTGGCGTAACGGTCACGGCTTCCGCAATTACCGGCATCAACGGCGGTGCTGGGTTCAAGTCAACGGACGTTGGGCGGCTCTTGGCT